AAGATAAACTCATTAAGGCTGAGAATTATGATAGGTTCTCTGTTGATTCGATTGTTGATTGGTGGAGAAGGAAAGCTGCTCGTAGGTACGAAAGTCTCCAAAACCTTGGAAGACTAAGAACCAAGTTAGAGACTTGGAATACTAACCCAGATGAAATTGACATAATAAGATGAACTACAAAGATTCGGGTGTTGATATAGAGGCAGGTAATGCTTTTGTAGAAGAACTCAAACTTAAAGCTCCCACCATTGGGGGCTTTAATGGTATGTTTAAAGTACCAAGTGGATATGAGAGACCTGTATTGGTTTCTGGTGCTGATGGTGTAGGTACTAAGATGAACATAGCCAGAGTTGCTGGTGACTATACTACTATTGGTATAGATCTAGTTGCTATGTGCGTTAATGATGTTATCACTAGTGGTGCTAAACCATTATACTTTTTGGACTATGTTTCTACCAAGAAGATAGATGATAACGTTGCTGATATTATGGTTGGTATCCTTAAGGGATGTGAGATTGCAGGTGTTGATCTATTAGGTGGAGAGACTGCGGAACATTTCAGACAGAGTGATTATGATCTTGCTGGATTCTGTACAGGTATAGTAGAAGAGTTTGATATCGTTAATGGTAGGATGATTAAACCAGGCGATAAGGTTATTGGTTTAGCTAGTAGTGGATTGCATAGTAATGGATATACTTTGATTAATGATATGTTATGGAGACATAAGATATCATGGAAAGATACTCCTGAGTTACTTACTCCCACCACAATCTATGCTCCTATTATCAAAGAGTTGTTGGATGAATATCCTATCCTAGGGATGGCACATATAACTGGTGGTGGTATTCCAGAGAACCTTCCTAGGTGTTTGCCAGAAGGTTTAAAAGTAAGAGTAGATTATAATTCTTGGCCTCTACCAGAGATCTTTAGTAAGGTAATGTGTGCAGGTGAAATAACAGAGAAAGAGATGAAGAGAGTATTTAATCTTGGTATTGGATTTTGTTTAATAGTACCGCCAGAGATTGATATACATACTACAATCCCTTCTTGGGAAATTGGAGAAGTCTATGAGTAAACCAACGCCAGGATCTTATATTGATACTCAGGGGATGGGTGGTCCTGCTGATCCTAATGTTAAATCATCTGGTCCAGTAGAATATAAACCTGCTTCAGTTAAACCTTGGAGATTATTTACTGAGACTTTTGCTAAGGAGATGAAGATCCTTATCAATGAAGTGTTGGATGAAAGAGAAGGTAAGACTGGTATATCTTACTTTGATACTGAACATTTTAAACATACTGTAATTGATGAAGAACCACCCTACCAACCATACCAATGAGTGAAAAACATAGTTATACTAATCCATCTAAACCTCAAGACCTAGCACATTTAGAGGCAGTTAGTGGTAAGAAGTATGATGAGGAAGGTAATGAGTTAGATAAGCATGGGTTTAGAGTTCAAGTATATCCAGATGGATTAGAATCAGTTCGCAAGTCGGTTGAGAATTGTGAGCAGATGTGTGGGTTGGATAGGAAAGTGATTCAGGAATTACTTAAAGGTGAGTGGTGTGAATATACTACATTAAATTCAGTTGGTAGGTCATCCAAAAAGATTGTTATCGAATACAATATCAGGAGCAAAGAACAATGAGACTAGGTGTTATGTGTTCTGGTAATGGATCTAACTTTGAGAATATAGTTAGGTCATGTAGAGTGGATGAAGTTGTGTTGATGATACACAACAAAAGAGATTGTGGTGCAGCAAGACGTGCCCAGAAGTTGGGAATTAATCATTGTTATATTAAGTCAAAGAATGAGGATGAGATTATTCAACTTTTCACAGCATGGAGAGTTGATGTAATAGTAATGGCAGGATGGATGCGAATCGTTACAAAGAAACTTATTGATGCATTTCCTGATAGAATAATAAATCTACACCCTTCCCTACTTCCAAAGTATAAAGGACTACATGCCATAGAACAGGCAATGGACAGTGGGGATAGTGTCACAGGATGTACTGTGCATTACGTGACAGAAGAGTTAGATTCTGGTACAATAATAGAACAACTTGAAGTTCCTATTCTTCCTGAGTATGACATTGTATCTTTAACCAAGGCCATACAGAGGGCCGAATATGCACTTTTACCCCATGCAATTGAAAATGTTAAGCACAAATTACAGGAACAGGATAGTAGATATCTGTTGCAGGATGATCTCCACCGACGGGACAGTGGATTTGAGCGAACGTATATGGATGAACAAGTTGTGTGAGAGAAATGCTTCTGCTAGAGAAATCGCTGGAGCTTTATTATGCCCTGACTTTATAGAGGATGTCGATTAATGATTCCATTACTAGCAGACCTACCGCCACATTCCTACACCTGCCTTGCTGAGGTAGTACAAGTAGAAGCAAGAAGATTTACTGACGATGAGTATGGTGTTGCTGCTTCTGTTTTAAACAGAGTTGCTTCCCCAGATTTTCCTGATACTGTTTGTTCAGTAGTGTATAGTAAAGGACAGTATGAAGGAGTATCACAGAATTATACACTCAGGGCAGAAGACGATCTAGTTGAGAAACTTAAATCTCCTGAAGGTCAGATGAAGATAGTTGATGCACTTAAAGTATTAGATGGCAGGACAGACTTTAAAGGACAGTCTATGTTACATAATCGTATCGTAGATGAGGATCCTATGTTTCATCCCGAAGGAAATTTCTATCATTATAACTGGCAATGACTATACTAGTAACATTATGAGAATGAACGATCAAACAAAAATCACATTTGCATTAGAACACATTGCTCACCTTCATGATCTTATTAAAGACAATGAGTGGGAAACTTATTTGAAATCTAATCTAGTTACGATAGAATACGAACTAGAAAGACAGTTAGGAAACATCCAATACAATCGTAAAAATGCCAGATCTAAAAGATTATCTCAACTCGATAAACTTGACTAAAGAGGATCTCTCGGAAGAGGATCCAGAAGCTTGTAAGAAGTATCCAGCCTTCATTATAAACAAGTGTCTGTCTGCACATATTGATTGTATTATGTTCGCCAATGAGATGAACCTCCATCATCACTTGGATAAGGACATACAATATTCGTTTTATCTAAATACGCTTAGGAAAAAGAAGCGTTTTTCGCCTTGGCTCCGAAAGGATAAGATCAAAGACCTTGATGTTGTCAAATCATACTATGGCTATAGTAATGAAAAAGCAATGCAAGCCTTGAAAATCTTAGATAAATCACACTTGGATTACATTAAAAAGAGACTTGACATTGGAGGTATAAAATGACTGGATTTGCAGAGCCAGAAGTGAACTGGTCGGCTGATCAGATGATTGAAGTCACACTGAATGAGCCAGATGACTTTTTGAAAGTCCGTGAGACTCTCACAAGAATTGGGGTAGCATCCCGTAAAGAAAAGAAGATATATCAATCATGTCATATCTTGCATAAGCAAGGAAGATATTTTATTGTACATTTTAAGGAACTGTTTGCTCTAGACGGTAAGCACGCAAACTTAACTTTGAATGATATACAAAGAAGAAATAGAATTATTAACTTACTATCCGATTGGGGATTGATCAAGATTCTTAAACCAGAATCTATATCTGATGTCGCTCCACTTAATCAGATTAAGGTTCTTTCCTATAAGGATAAGGGTGACTGGACTCTTGAGACCAAGTATAATATTGGTAAGAAGAAGAAAGTTGATAGTGACGGGAAAGTCGAACAACCCGTATAGAGACTGGGGGTTTATACGACCCCCTTTTTTTATGGTTTGTGTTTAAATAGTATTGATCGCCGTAAGGGATCACAAAACACAAACTCGCTTTTAAAGGAGCTACTATCATGACAAATCTCATGCGCTATAATGCAGCAGATCTTCCAGAACTATTTGAGAAGATCACACGTAACAGTATTGGGATGGATGATTATTTTGAACAGTTCTTTACAGGACAACAACAAAATTATCCACCATATAACATCGTTAATATCAACAACGTAGAATCAAGACTAGAGATCGCCCTCGCTGGATTTAAAAAGGAGGAAGTCAATGTCTATACCGAATACGGAAAACTAATCGTAGATGGTAAAAAAGAAGACAAGACTGAATCCGAATATGTCCATAGAGGTGTTGCTCAAAGGAACTTTACAAGAGCATGGACTTTATCGGATGACACGGAAGTCAGGAAGGTTACCTTCGAGGATGGGCTTCTATCAGTAGATCTCGGTAAGGTTGTACCTGAACATCATGCCCGTAAAGACTACCTCTAGAGTTGCAGAATAGAGGTCAGTATGATAGGATAAGGGGGTCTTAGGATCCCCTTATTTTTATGCTTATATGGAGTCATAACGAAAAGATTCCAAAGTTTCTTAAAGCTAGTATCTTTGAGAGAATAGAAGAGAACCATATTGATAAAACAAAATTCTATACTTCATTCATTGGTAGTGAGGGTGATAAGTTCTCTGATCTGTTGCTAGGTTATTATGATGATGTAATCAAACAGATAATGATAAATGTGGGTATGTATAGTAGATCTACATACACTTATAATATTTGGGTTCAGATGTACAATTCAGAAACTGATACCCATAATGCCCATTCTCATTTTGGTGGGAATGAAATACTATCATTCGTTCATATCATTAATGCCTCACAGGATAAGTGTTTCTATTTTTTGGATAATGATAATAATAAAATCTATCCAGACAATCAGAAGGAAGGGGATCTCTTTGCATGGCCTTCATGGGCAATGCATGGTGTTGATAAGGTAAAGGAATCAAACGTGAATAGATTAATTGTTGCAGGAAATGTATCATTAACTCATTTTTATGGTGGAGATAGAGACACAACTTTATCATGTGCCGATAATGGAAGTGGTACAATAATCTGGAAACCCATTGACATAACATAGAATATCGTTTATACTACGGTTGTATTTGAGGAGTCCTTGATTATGTTTCCATCCATCCTTTCCGAGGTGGTCGAGTATTTAAACTCAGTTGATATAGAGATTAGTGAAGCTCATACTGACGGTAGGATCAATAGTATTTTTGATGAAGGTGCAGTAGTTAGAATCCTTCAGAAGAAATATGGAGAGGAGAATATAATTGATGGTGAAGATCGTTATTGGTGGGATTATAAGATATATGGATATCCAGTTCAGTTTAAATCTTCTGGTTTTAAGGGGGCTGATAACTGGTCTTCAAAAGCAGGGATATTATATGCACTAACTGATCTTCCAGAGGAGGATTGTAATATTGTACCGTGGGCTAAGTTTCAAGAAACATTAAAATTAAATTCTTCACAATTGAATCCGAGAGATTATCATATCATTGTACTTAATAAGGTAACTAATGAGGTTTATTTAACATCACTTAAGTCATTAAACACATTAACATCGAATGGGAATAATCTTCCTTTCCAAATTAAATGGAAAGATAATGTAGTTCCTCTTAAAAGGACTTGGACTGAATCATATGATTTCTTGATAGGAGCATATAAGGAATCAGTATCTAAAAAGATTGGAGTGCATAATGGATATGAAGATCTATAAAGGCGACTGTCTGGAACTAATGAAGG